CCAGTGATACCAGATACACCTACGGGTTGTTCATTGATAAACCCAATAACAGGTGAAACGTCAACCTCCATTGCAGCTTCAGGGGATGCCCTGAAAGCGTCGTACATGCTGCGGGTTTTGGCTTTTTCGGCTTTGTAGCCACTCATTAGAGTATCTACTGCCTTGATTCCCGTGTTTGACAGGTCGCCTGTCTCTGCGCCTGTATCGTCTAATACTTGCTCAAATTTGGCAAGTGCAGCGCGGTTGTTTTCCTGTTGACGATCTACAAATTGAGCCTGATACTTTGGCGTTTTTGCTTTTTCTTTTTCCCATTCAAGTAGCTCTTGACTGCGCTTCATTTCGCCTTCGGATAACTTCAAACCAGCCATTTCCGCTTCGGTTGCCCTTTGAAGCTCCAATGGTGTAGCCTGTGACCCTACGGCCGATCGCAGGTTTTGCTTGGGTGTATCTGTCTTAGTAGAAAATCCAACGGCCTCGCGTACTGTGGTTGGGATGTTGGCTACTGCCTGGCCTGCTTTTTGAACCACTGGAACTGCACGCTCTGCCATTGCAATAGCGGGCAAAGCGGCTTGCCGTGCGCCTTGGGCGAGAGTTGTACCCAATGGGCCTACGATAGGAATAAACGGAGGGATTGACTGCAATGCTTGGCCTACGCCTTGGACTATCTCTTGGCCAGCTTGCCCCCTTGGTGCGTAGGTAAGTGCCGCGGCTCCTTTGGTTGCAGCCTGCTCGACCAGTTGGTTAGCCTCGCGTGTGCCGAATGTCCCACCCAAGATAGATTTAGCGATGCCACCCAATGCGCCCCCCATCATGCCTACAGTGCCACCGATCGCACCAGTTCCGAGAGTGAGTGCGGCCTCTCCTAGTCCTGCGGCTTGATCCATCAATCCGGGTTGGGTTGGTTGAGGCTGGTTGGCTTGAGAAAATTGCGCGTTGTTTTCCTCGCCTTTTGCCTGTTGGTAGGCTTGGGCTACGGTATCAAACTCAGGCGTGCCACGCTTGCTAGAGTTCTTAACAATCCACGCTGCGTAGTCGTCAGCAGTTGCCATTAGCGACCTCCTGCCAAAATTGCGTCAGCAGCGGACCGCACGTTATTAGCAGGGGCTACATTGTCCTTGGTTGGGATTTTTGAAAGGTCTGAATTTTCGCCAGAATATCGGCGTGAAACATCTTTAGCCACACGGCTAGAAAAGTCTGTAAATGTCTCACCTGGTTTGACAGCGTAGTCACCAGCCTGAAACGTATCCCTTGCTCGTGTGAGTGATCCACGGTTTCCAGCTAACCAATCAACCTTTGCACCTTCTACTGATGATTCAATATCCTTGAGTTTGGCCATGCCACGCAAGAAGCTAGACAACTGTGCAGGGTTTGCTGTGGCGGGTGGGAAACCTTCCATCACCATCGCAATGTCTTTGTCAGTAGCTGGGCCTGGGGGCAGAGAGCTAACCGCCGCAGAGTTTTTCAAGCGCGTGAACTCTTGACGCAAAGCACTCACTGCGCCTTGTTCGCCTGTTGCTTTTTTCAGCCATTCGGCACTAGAACCCGCTATGCCCCACGCCGATCCAATGTCTTTAATACGTCCGGCAAGGTCGTTGTATTGCGCGGCTTGTTGTTTGGTAGCTCCGGCGGTAACTGCCGCATCGTTGATCAACTTACGAGCGCTTTCAGGCACGTCGTTTAACTTAGAACTTAGCTCTGCCATTTTGACCTGAGTATCAAGTGCCAATCGTTGACGGTCCAAACCAAGCTGCGCACCTCGGACATTGATCTGGTTTTGCAGGTTCTTGACGTTCCAATTCTTTTCAGTCAGTCCAGCCTCTTGTAACCGTTGAGCAAAATCAGACTCAATTGATTTAGTCTTGGCCTCGGATTGTGATTTTAACAAGGTAGAAGGTTGGAGTTCTTTTGCTCGCTGCTCGTCGCCAAACTTTCCGGCTGCTTCAAACATCTCTTTAGCGCCTGGCAGTGCAGACACGATAGAAGACAACCCCTTGAAGGCCATAGCAGGGCCGTCTTTTTCCGCAGAATCAGCCAATCTTTCGTAAAGTGCGGCTTCTTCTTGATCGCCGCTATTCTTTTCACCCTCCGCACGTTTCCGCAATAGCTGAATGGCCACTGTTGGGTTGTTTTGCAGAGCGGATAGCACCTCGGTGTTGAATTTGAGCGTGCCTTGCTGTTGTTCTTTGCTCATACCCTCTAAATAGGGTTGCATAGCCTTGGCTTGGCTCTCAGGTATGAAAGAAGCTAACTCAGCCGCATCACGCATCGTTGGGTTGGGGTTGGAAAAGAACTTCCGGCGAGCTAATTCAGCATTTTGCGCCTGTTGCATTAGCGCTTGCTGCTGTTGTAATGCTGCCTGTTGTTGCTGCGCTTTGAAGGCTTCTTCGCGTTGCTGGGCCTGCATGCCTTGAATCCCCGCCCCAAGTTGCATACCCTGCACAGCGGATTGAAACGGGTTTTTTAGCTGCGATGTGTAATCTATTGGTCCCATGTGTGTTCCTTAGAAAATGCCGTATTGGGACAATGCCGCATTGCCAGCGGATCCAACACCTCCAACATCTTGGAAGGAGCCTCCTTGTCTTCCAAAGCCGCCCATAGATTGCAATAGACCAAACCCACCCTGCACAGCATTGCCAAGTTGATTTTGAGCCAATACGCCGCCAGCTTGAGCAGCGCCTTGTTGACCCATTAAGTTTGCGACGTTCGCGCCTGTTTGCATACCAGCGTTACCAACTCCAGCCGCTGCGTTTTGGCCTAGGCTTGTCAGCCCACCTAAGCGCGCATATTGGTCTTGGATTGTCTGTGCAAGTAAAGCAGGGCGAAACTGAGCCAATGCCGCTTGGGTGTTTCCACCTCGTAGCCCACCTGTTGCCGATGCATTTTGAAGCATTGCATTCTCGCCCTGTTGCAGCATGGCGGTGTACTGTGGAGAGCCTTGAAGGGCTGATATAGCGCCTTGCTGTGCAGGTGCACCCGATAGACCAAGTAAGGCCTGTTGCTGGCCTAATGCGCTTTGTCCTGCTTGTGAATATGGTTGTAGGAGCTTTTGAATAGCATCGAACTGCCTGCGCTGCTCATCAATTCCACCCTGTGCGGATGTTGATTGAATGTTAGCGGCTTGGCTTGCTGATTGTTGACCTTCAAGCGCACCGCCTAAAGATGATCCAATCATGCCGCCCAATGGCCCACCGCCTAGAAAGGTTCCGGCTATGCCGCCAATTGCTGAAAGTAAACCCATTGGACAATCCTTTTTTCAAGATGCCGCTGGTCGCAAATATTCTCAGCGGTCACATTTTACAACATTAGGTTATTTCTCTGCCAGATATTCGCAAAGTGATTGAACTCGCTGCACTGGCAATGGTAGAAATAAATCCACCCGAATCTAGCGTATGGCCTACTAGCTCGGGGAGTGTGTAGGTTTCGCCGGGTGCAATGGCTCGTGCGCTTACCAGTAAGTTACTAGCGCCAGCCGATCCGCTCGCCGTTACGACGTTTACCGATAGCGTGACATTGCCCGCCGTGGTGTTTGTGGCTGTGGCTTTGTCAATCACTGCCCTGCAATTGGTAGCGGTGTATTGTGTGGTTTGTGTGTTTTCTGCTTGTTTAGCAGCAACTAATACTTTAGATGTGACTGTCATATCTTCCTTTACCAAGCTGGTATATATCTGGTCGTACCGTTATCATTTATAGGTATCCACTTTGTTGGATTGCCTGCGGTTGGTCCGTTGGTCATAGTGGCCGCGGCTGCACCTGATCCGTTTGTCAGTGTGACAGACGAATCTATCAATCGCCCGGTGTTGTTTTTCAGGTCTGAGGTAATAGATGCCCCGGTTGCTATCGTGATAGACCCGTCTGAATTAGTGATTGCGATGTTTGACCCAGCCGTCAAACGTGCGTTTTTCCACACCCCCACGGTTGCGTCATAAATCAACAAACTTCCAGCCAATACAGTGGGTGTTATTTGGACGTTGTGCAGTTCGTCAATCTCGTAGCCATTGTCAACCTTGACGAATATCTTCCCCTGAGTGACGTGAGCGTGAATGACAAACCCGACGATAACCGTGTGAATCGGTGCGGTTGGCTTTATATTCGTCACCCTGCCAGCAGTAGTGCCGGATAAATAAAGAATATCCCCGTCTGCCCAAGTTTCACTTTGCAGTGATCCGGTTGTATTTATGTCTCGCACTATTCCGCTAGTAGTTACGAATCCCTCTAAATTGTTCGCAATGTTTTCAGTGACTAACCCGATAGTGTCGCCACTGTTCGCGTCGTTATCAGCTTGGGCTAGTGCGACCTTTGGGCGCTGTCCCTGTGCGCCTGAGATTCTCACGCATTGGTAAGCGGCCTCGGTTAAGTCTGCGCCTGTTTTGTTCACCACACGTATAAACTGCTCTTGACCCAATTGGAGATTGACGTTACCTCCCTTTAGACCAACGTCAATAGTCCCGTCGGTATCGTTCCATCGCATACGCCCTACCGCGCCCGTAGTTGGGGCAGTGGTGGAAATATCAAGGTAATCAGTTTTTACGTGATTGTTTACCGGGTCAGGTGCGATATATTCCAGATTCTTAGCTAGATTATCAATAGCGTCTAATGATTGGTTGGCTTTTGTAATAGCAGTGCCAGCGTCTGCTATCAGTTCGTCAAACCCTTTGGGGCCAATGTCGTCAACAATTGCAAACAGATTCTCAAACTGCTTTATAGATTCGTGATCCTTGAGAAAAGCAGCGAGCTGATTGCGTGTTAGGTTAAGGGTCCTCATACGCTCAAAGCCTCTAATTGAGCCTCTAGCCTTGCGAATGATAGATGCGCATCGGTAGTGCCGTTAAACCGCTGTATTCGCCAATTACGCATTGAACCCTGCTTAAACCACACCAAGCGTTTAGTCCTGTTGCCAATTTTTCCAGCGCTTATGGTTTTGGGTTGGCTCCAAGTTATTCCATCAATGGAGTAGGACGTGCTGATTAGTGGATCCGCTCCAAGTGCCACCCGTCCAGTGAGTGCGACAAGCTCCAGCTGATTGAAAATAGCGCCCATGCCAGCGTTGTAAGTAATCGACGTTCCAAACTCCCATCGAACTGTAGCGCCCCAATGAGTGCCCAATGTGTCGGTAAAGTACCCAACACCTGATCCAGATATGTCACCGACTAGCCACTTGTCATAAGCCCATACGAGGTTACGCGCTCGATATTGGCTAAATCCTGTTAACGAACTGGTGAGTGTGAACCAGACGCTAGTTTGAAGCGCCTGCGATGCGGCCAGGTCATACACCATCGTTCTATCAGGAAGATGAACATATAGATATTGGTGTGATCTGTCGGTGCGAGATTCAATCTTTACGCCTTGCAATTCGACTTCGGTGAACTGTTGTAGCACTAAATCAACCTCGGACGTGCTGATTTTGGTCGCTGTTGCGTTAGCACCGAGATAGATGCCGGGCGATTCGTTTCTGCCGCTGCCTAAGAATGCGATGGTTTCAGCGAATACGCAACTTCCATGAGTGCCGATAGCGCCCTTTTGAATCTGAGCACCAGATACCCGAGCGAAGGGAAAGAAGTCCCCGCCCACGTTGTCGAACACTTCAATGGTGTATCGGTTCAGTGCGTAAACTTCATTGCGGAGTTTGATAAGCGCATTGATAGGGTCCGGGTCGCTCTCGGATGATCCATACTTTAGTGGGTTGACTGAGGTGGGGTCGTTTAACTCAGTGACAATCAGAAACTCGCCGTCAGTGGTTAGAAAGTATCCATCAACCCAACAAAAATCTACCACTGGACCTAGGTCACCGTCAGTCACTTGAGTGAGTGTTGATCCGTTCCAATAGAAAAGACTATCGTTAGAAGCAATGGCGAGGCGGTCGAATGAGTAATCCATTACGACTAACCCAGAGCCGCCAACGTCACCCAATGTGGTCACGGTTCCATTACTAGCCACGCTGACTAGCTTTGTGCCCATTACCCGATAGCATGTGCCGTTCCAATTGATTCCGCCACGGTCAGCGCCTGGGCCTGTACCTTGGGAGGCAATGCCATCCGCAGGGCGTAAGTATCCCTTGCTGATTCCATTCTCTACCGGAGTAGGTATCAGGTTGACCGGGTAAGCAGTCCGAAAGTCCGGCCCTGCATCCGTGTAGACCCCATTCAGAATCGGCACTTGCATTTAGATGCTGCCCGTGTGAATGTTCAAAGTAGTGCCAGCGGCTGAAATATAAGCAATGTTCGCGTGCCCGTCAGCCTTCTGAATGATGGTTACGCTATTAGGTAATAGGGCTAAATCAGCAGTGGTTGCGGTTTGTGCAGCCTCACCTACTCGCACGTAGCAGATATTTGCCCCGCTGTTAGCCAATCTAATAGCCGTATCTTGACTGTTGATTGCAGAGTTAGCCGAACCCGCTGCGGGGGTTACTACCAGATTGCCGCCTACTCGTGGGCGAAATTGTGTGCCGAATGTCATGTTGATTCTCCTTGTTTAGCCAATGCGCCAGTTAGTTCCATCATGGAACACTGGGACGGTATTTGAGCCTCCACCCACTACTACCGCACCAATTCCCGCTGTGAGCGTCTGTGTGGCGTTGTTTACGCATGCCCTGGTTCCTGCTGTACCTGTTGGCAGGCTTGCAACGGCTACGGGGGTTGTTTTTACAAAATCAGTCAGAGTGATTGACGTACCTGCTGCACTGCCCAAGTTTGCCGCAATGTAAGACAACAATAGCGAAATACTGGACTTGCGAGCATCGCCGTTGCTTGTAGAAAATACGGGCAGTTGGTCGCCGCTGCTCAGTGCGTCCAAACTGGATAGTTGGTTGATAGTGGTCATGTGAACCTTAGTTGAAGTCGATAGCGCTGTCATTACCCGCCAACAGAGGGTCAGTTGGCGGTGACAGATATGGAATATCTATGAACTTGTTACCAGCGCCAGAAGGCATAGAGCCTGGCAGTTGTAGCTCCAACGGCATGGCATGAATAGCGGCCAGTGTGTTCAATGCGTCTTTAGCTGTTGCCTTGGTGTCGTTGTTAACCATCTTCCCATAACCCGGTGCGAGCTTAATCGCTAGGTTGGTGATAATGGCTTCATTGGCAGAATCTGGGACGGTTGTCTCTTGGTCTAGGTCGCTATTCTCAGGGCTTGTGGGGATTGGATAACCCACCCTAATGCCCTTGGCGTTCCATAGGGCCATCATCGAATCTAATCGACGCAATGCACTCTCGTACTGTTCGGGAGAGATATCGAAGTCATAGGCCGAGATTCCTATTTCCTCAAGTGATGCGTTGATAAACTGCCGTTTTGTGTAGCTCACAATAATCCTTCGATTTTCTCAGCCAGTTTTTTATCAGTTGTCCTGCCGTCGAACTTGATATTCAGTTCATTAGCTTTTTGCTCAAGCTCTGCCCTTGTTGGGGGTGAATCACTAATAGGCACTTCGATTTTAACGGCTTGCTTTTTGATTTTCTTTTTTGAGAGCTTCTTCTTGCGCCATTCAGCTATCTTTTTGTGAGAATACGCACTCTCACCCGCAGCGGCTGTGGCTAGTTCAATCGTCGCAAACCATCCGGCTTCGATAGCTTGGTCATATTCGGTAATGTCATTCGCAGTCTGACAACTCCACGATAACCCATTGGTCATGACGTAAGAGCCTGGGCAGCGGTAAACGTGAGTAGGGAAAATCATAGGTAAAAAGGAAGGGCCGAAGCCCCTCCTAATTCACTTTACTGATTGAACAGTAACACGCCGGACATCTCTGGCTGCTTGTTCACCACACCGAACAATGTATCCAAGCGGTACTTGGTGGTCATTGTGTCGATGTCGTAGAACTTTTGCATTACCAGCTCGATGCCTTGATCGGTAGCTGCACGCATCACCGCCACACCAGCGTCACCGGGTACGGCATAACGTCCTGGCAGGATCTCGATTGCATCCTTTTGCCAGAATGGGTTAATGCTCGTTGCGTTGTTGTTCAAGAACACGATTGCAGCGGTAGCGGATGTGCTGGCCACGTTGATGTTCTTGTATGCCAGTTCAGCATCCGTTGGGGCAGAGTTAGCGCCAATCATCGGGGGGCTGATTGTCATAGTGGTGCCAGAGTCAACCGAGATAACTCGGAAGGTCTTTAGCTGTCCTGTAGACGACTTGGTGATGTGGTGCACTGCCTCGATACCAGCAACGGTAAACGCATCACCAGCAACGATACCAGCGGTAGCCGATACGGTGACTTGTTGGAAGCGGTTATCAACGTTCAGCTTACCTGCTACCGAGTTGGTAGTGGCAGCGGGAACGAATCGAACTTGCGCACCGTTGGTAGCGATTGTTGCAGAGCCTGCCTTAGCAGTGATGCGCTGTGCATAGTCAAGTTTGTAGGTCTCAAAACCTGCAACCATGCCCACGTAAGAGCGCTCATATGCCTTGTCAGACTTGGCATTACCGAACGAACGGGTAGATGCTGCCAAATTGCCTGCCAAACCGTTGTAATCACGGCTAGACAATGCAAGATAGCGGTCATAGTTCGGAATGCCCTGCTCGTTCATGATGGTGTCGCACAAAGCTA